TCGTCTCAGGGCGCATCGTCTCGGCGTCAAACCGCTTCCGTAATGCGCCGCACGAAGCGCCGCCGACAGAGCAGAGCGTCCACGCTGAGGTTCGTGCCGTGCTACGGGCGTACAGCAGAGGAAGGGGTGGCATTATCTATGTCGCTCGACTAGGCGCACGGGGACGCTTGCTGCCGTCGCACCCCTGCGCACGGTGTATGCCAGTGCTCATGGAGGCGGGCATCAAGCGTGTCGTGTGGTTTGATGGGCTCTGTTGGCGCAGTCGTCGCTTGGGGCGCACGGCATAGGGCACCATTACTTGGTGACTCCGAATAATCGGGGTGAGTGCCGTCGCCAAGTGCTACGGGTACACTTGACGAACCGACAGGGAGGTACCCCGTGAACGACAGAGCAAAAACCGTCCTAGTGAGAGGCGGCGTCGTGGCATTCGTGCTCGGCATCTTCGCCTACATCTTCTGGCCCTCAGGCGGCGACAAGACCGCAGGTGAAATCACCGTTGCACCACGGGTGACTACGAGCAAGCCCGGGAAAGCCACGGTGCCCAACCCCGACGAGCCATGTCTCGTGCTGTTTCAGCGCAACACGGCGAACGTGATTGACGGAAGCGGCGTCTGTATCTCAGTGTACGCCGAGAAGTTCGTTGCGGGCACCTACCACAGCATCACGCTCGCCTGTCGTTCATCGGCGGACGGCAATCAGCAAGACCGGCAGTTGCTCTCGGACAACAGGGCGGACAAGGTGAAACTCGCCCTGATTGAGAAGGGCGTACCGGTGAACAACATCAAGGCCGTGTCGCTCGGGGACACTCAGCCGATCACGGGTAGTGGCGGAACGGACAGCAAGGTCATCAACAGGTCGTGCGTCATCTCGGGAGAGGCGAAGTAGTGGCAGCGCCCACGGAGACTGAATTCGTCGCCGATGAGGAGGGCAGGTACGACAACACGCCGACTCACCGAGAGGCGATACGGTCAGCCGTCGCTTATGCCGTGCTACGGATGCGCCGCACGGAGTTGCTTGACGACATAGACGAGACTGCCACCGACGTCGCACGGTCAGAGGCTGTCGTCTCGTCGCTCACCCACCGTGCGTCGGTGAACCGCTGGAGCCAAGAAATCATCTGGGCGTCCGTGTTCGTCGGGTTCATCTTTGACTTCCTTCTATGGCAGGACATCTTCACCGGCAGATTCCAGTTGGGCGCACTCTCGCTTGCCGCAGAGAGGGCGTCTGCCGTCGTCTGCTCGCTCGCCTACGCCTATGTCTGCTCGCAGGTCGGCATCGCCGCATTCGTACGGGTAGCCGCCATTCGTCGTGCTCGTGGCACGGACAAGGAGGGTGACCACATAGAGAGGGCGTCGTTCGGGCGTGCCGTGTCCCGTGCGTCGCTCACACTATGGGGCGCACTGTTCGTGTTGCTCACGGGTGTCTCCACGCTCGGGCGGTTCACGCAGGAAGGCAGCACGGAAGACCACACGCTGCTCACGCTCGTCGCCGTTGCCATCGCACTCGTCATCGCAGTCATGGCGTATCAGTACCACGACATCTACGCCCACGACCTGAGGTCGGCGAAGGCTACGGTCACGAAATCAACCAAGCGACTGAGGGCGCTACGGGCCGAACTCGGCATGATTGACGTGGACAGCACGGAGTCGTCGCTCAGGGCTTCGCTGCTCTCGTGTTCATGCCGTCGCAGCACGTGTCCAGTGCCAATCGTGCGTGAATACCTTGAACTTGACCAACTGAGCCGCAATACACCAGAACACACGGAGGAACAGCAGCCCGAGCCGGAGCCGGAGACTCCTATCGCCGAGGAGCCGCAGCCAGAGCCCGAACAAGTGCCGACGGAGGCGCCTACGGAGGCCGAGGGAGAGGAAGGCGACGTCGTGCTGCTCAAAAACCTCTACACCATGAACCCGCAGCCACAGCAGGACGACACCAAGTCCCTCATTGAGGAGATTGCCGCCAAAACAAGCGAACTTGAGAAACTCAAGGTCGAGAACAAGTACTGGAAGGGCAAGGCACGCCAGTACAAGGTCAAGCACGCCAAACTGGACGATTTGCTTGGTCGTCTCGTCGGCGCAGTGCTTGACCAAGGCTCAGAGCCAATGTTCTACCGGCGCATCATGACCCGGCACCGTCGTGAATGGGCGGGCATGTGGCGTGTGATTGACGAAATCCTCGCCGAGTACGGAGACGGCATCGCCACGACCTAGAGCCCACGGGTGTAGACTGAGTTCACATAAATCTCACCAATGGAGAGCACGGAGACGGACAATGGGACACGGCATTGAAATCAACGAAGACGGCACCGTCCGCATGGCGTACGCCGACAGGGAAGTGCCATGGCACCGTCTAGGGGTGCCCATGAAGGGGCTACAGACAGCCGAGGCGATGCTTGAGGCCGCCCAGGCCGATTATCAAGTCGTCTTGACGAGCGTGTCGGCGTGTGACGACAATGGACAGCCGATTCTCAACCCTGATGGCACTGTTCCGGTCATTAACGACAGTCGGGCGACGCTACGGGTCAACAAGGACGGCTCGTACACGGGTCTGGCGACCGTGGGCACTCGCTACACCGTCCAGCAGAACAATGAATGCCTTGACTACGCACTGGCGATTGTCGGAGCGTCCAAGGGCGATGCCGTCGTGGACACCTGCGGCGTTCTACACGGCGGGCGAGAGTTCTTCGCCTCAATCGACCTCGGCGCACTCGTGATTGACCCATCTGGCGTGAATGACAAGATTGAGCGCTACGTACTCGTGTCCAACGGGCACGACGGCAAGACGCCCATCTCGTTTGCCAACACGTCGGTACGTGCGGTCTGTAAGAACACCGTGATGATGGGGCTCCAGAACGCACGCCGTGTGTTCACCGCACGTCACACACGCAACGCCGAGAAGGCGATTGAGGAGAGGGCGTCAATCGTCCTCAACATCTCGTCTGACTGGGCGAAGCAGTTCTCACGCATGGCGGAGCAGTTGCTCTCGCTCAACGTCCCGGCATCGTCACGGGTGCTTGACGAGGCGCTTGGGGTCGCCTTCCCGCTGGAGAAGGACGCCACGGAGAGACAGAAGAAGAACCGAGACAACGTCGTGTCGCTCGTCCGTGGCATCTACGAGAACAACAACAACGCCAAGGGCTACGGGTACAACGGGTGGAGCGCCTACAACGCAGTCGGCGAATACCTTGACCACTACCGTGATGCGACGCTCACTGAGCGTGCGATTGCGTCAATGAACACGAACTCATGGGTGTCACGCACCAAGATGAACGTACAATCGTATCTCTTGTCACAAGTGTGACTTCTCTCGTTGTATCATTGACTCAACCCACGAAAGTGAGGGCACATGGGCAATGAGCCTGACGACGAGTTCTTTGAACAGATGCCAGAGGAAGAACTCAACGACCTGGATGCCCCCACACCCGAGGAACTCGCCGTGTGGCTGTCGGAGTACATGTCGCAATCAGGCCGTGCGCAGATGATGTTCAGGACGAACCTCTGTAGCATCGTCGTGGACAAGATTTGGAATGACTTCGGCGTTGAGGGCATGTGCGAGTTGATGATGGCGATCGACCGGCGTGCGGGCTGGATTTCCGACATCATCATTGAGGACGCCGACATTCACGAGGTGCTGTTCAAGGAGCACAACACCTACGATGATGATGCCATCATCAAAGCCAGAATGAGCGAGAGCGTCACCGAGCTCAACAAGAAGCTGTGGCGCCTACGCAGGAAGTACGCCAAGTTGATCGCCCAGGAGATCGTGAATCACAACAGCCGCCCCTCAGAGGAGACGGCTACTGCTGCTGACGAGACATAAGGTCAAGAATCAACTGAGTCGCTGAGTCAAACTCAGCCATCTCGCCGCCGTCTACGGCAGCATCGACCACCGCACGCTTGCGCTCAATGAGCGAGTAGATGTCTTCGTCAATCGTGCCGGTTGAGAGCATGTAGGTAGCGGTCACCGAGCCCTTCTGTCCGATGCGGTGAAGGCGTGAGTACGTCTGATCTACGTCCGCCGGGGTCCACGGCAGTTCCACGAACAAGCACTCCTCCGATGCGGTGAGCGTGTGTCCGGTCTTCGCCGCCTGAATGGAGAGCACGATTACGGGCGCTTCCTCGACGCTGAGCGTCTGGAACTTGCGCTTGTGCTCCTCCACGACCTCTACGGGCATTCCGCCCTGAATTTTGAGACCGCCGTACCTGCGGGCGAGTTCGTCCACGATGTCTCGGTGGTGGGCAGCGACGACGACCTTCTTGCCGTCGTTCACACGCTCCTGTATCCACTCGGAGGCTGTCTCCATCTTCGCCTTCGCTGCGATGCGGCGCAGCACGGAGAGGCGCACGAGGTGCTCATTCGCTTCGGCACGGATCATCGCAGCAATCGCTGCGCCATAAGACGGCTTGCCCTGCTCCAGCGCCAACTGACGGGCACGCTCGGCGATGTACTGAATGATGTCAGCCTCGGCTTTCTTGTACTCCTTCATCGTGGCTTCGTCCCCCTCCACGACGACCTTGCTGTGGAGTACGGGTGGAAGTTCCGAGAGCACCTGGTCCTTGGTGCGCCTGATGTAGCAGGTGCCACGGAGGCGGTCGTTGAGTTCGTCAAGGTGCGAGTGACCGCTGATGTTCCACTGACCGAACCGGTCTTGGAATGCGCCGCAATACCGACGATAGAAGCCCCATAGCCCGCCGAAGTCCTTGAGGCGACCGAGAATGTCCAGTTGCGATGCGTACTCGTTTGGGCGGTTGGTCACGGGTGTGCCGGTGAGGCAGAGCACGAGCCCGTCACCGGCTGTCTTGGCGATTTTGATCGCCGACTTTGTTCGCTTCGCTGCCGGGCTCTTGGCGTAGTGCGACTCGTCAAAAATGTACGAAGCGTGGTTGAGCAACTGCTTCTCCCAGTGCGTGATGTTGCTGTATCCAACCACGAGCACGTCGTACGAGCCCTTGTCGGGGAAGTCCTTGCGGTTCGTGACCACCTCAACCCTGCGATCGGGTAGCCACTTGTTCCACTCGGTCTTCCAGTTGAGCACGAGTGACGGGGGGCATACGACGACGACTGGGTATGTCTCCGTCTCGCTGGAGGCGTACTCAACCGAGCAAATCGCCTGAATGGTGTTATGGGTCACGATAAATGAATCGGTTACATAGAGGTGATCCCCTGCTTCAACGGCGATGCACTGTGCTTCCTCGTCGTGCGAATACTCAATTGATTCAATGAATCGTGCTGGCCCGTACTTGCTTGGTGGAATATAGGAATTGATCTTCCTGTCAAGTCGGAATGGAGTCATATTGCTGGGCAACTTGATGTTGAGTCGGTAATTGAGTTTTCCGTCCCGTTTTTCTCCCTTGTACGTAAATCGCGGAATACGCGAACGTACCCTGACTACGCCACCAAGTGACTGAACGATCTCAATAACACCGTCCACTA